GCCAAGAGGACGGGGTAGAAGTCCATCCAGATAGTTACGTGTGTAATAACCTTTAATTAACACCTTCTCAAGCTCAGACAGTCGTCTACCTAAGTAGATTTGAGCGCTAGCATTACCTTCTTTGATCCTTGTCTCAACCTGCGTACCACCAATCTCGCTCAGAATGAAAGATGCTGCTGAGATTACATCTTCAGGAGTTGCAACACTAATATTCTTACGAATCCGACTTTTGATTACAACTCTGTAAGTTGCATCATCAAGAGTAATATTGCCTGAAGGATTCCCTGCTGTTACAAAACTCTTAGAAGCAATGTTTCTATCTTGACCTACTATATTCCCAAGTAAATCAAGTTGAGCACCAACAGCAGTATCAATACTTCTCAGTTGCATCAAATCTTTAAATACAAGCTCAATCTCATACAAACCTTGAATCAATAGCTGCATGTATTTATCAAATACAATAGCATCTTTAAATTGTTCAGTTACACGAGTTCGGGCTGTTTCAATATACTCTTCCACATTAAAGGGATTAATAGCCATAACCCCTCCTTACTGAGTGGATGAGATAATAATGTTGGCAGAAGATAGAGATGCAATCTGAGTAAATGAGATTGGAATATTCTGCATCTGAGTTGGATTTGGTGAAGTACCTACGGTTAGACTGTTAATCTGGTGTCCGGGTACAGAGTTTACAGGAGTATACAGACGTGAATAAATCACACTGTCACCAATACCAAAGTTAGCATCAAAGTAATCAATTAGTGCTTGCCTAACCATAGCATCGCCATTGCTTGGATACTGCGGGAATTTGGTCAGGTTGATATTAATATAGATCGGAACCTGAACAGGACGTTGAAAATTGACAGTATGGGGATTACCTTGACTATCTAAAATCTGATAAGAAGTGTTGCCAAATGTCCTAATACCAGCAGGTTTATTATTCCAAATAGCCTGAGCAATCTCTGAGTCAACACCACCAAGCACCAAGCTCATAAAGCTATGGCCTGGAATACCACTTGCGTCCACTGTATCCATCACATTCTCGTAAATCACAACTTCTTCTACGTTATCTAATGCCTCAAGAGAGGAGTAGAGAGATTCAATGATGTTAGATGCACGAGATGCTTTGCTTGAACGGAAGCGCTCACGAAGCTCACTGTCACTTTCTTGATTTGACCCTGATACAGCATTATAAGGGTTTGTGACACTATCCCAATTAAGAACAGGCGTCAGGATATTAGTAATCGAACCAGCTTCTTCAGTCACAGGTCCTGTTGTTTCAGCTACAAGGTATGTAAGGTTAGATGCTTTAACAATACCAAGATTTGAGCTAACAGTAAAATTAGAAAGTGAAGATGAGTCTTTCTTGTTTACATACAAGATATTGTTATTTATTACAGCAACAAGAGACGGTTGATTGGCGTCAATAAAAGTCTTTAGACCTGCCAAAATCGATGCTTGTGTTGCTCCTACACCAGAAGTGTAACTAGAAGTTGAGCTAGTAGAGCTGTCTGTGTAGGTTACAGTATAACTCGAAGCATCACTGACTGTCAAGACGGATACGCCAATTCCGTTAGCTGAAACTGGAGAAAAGGTTACTGGCGTAGAGAGGTTGTAAACAGTGTTGCTGGTGGTAGATTGAATATCCACCGAAGTAGGAACACTTACACCTACAGAGCCTGTTAGCAAACCTAATGCAGTCGTTGAGGTTGCGTCTTTACGGACCAGACCAGACAGAGCTACAAGGTTATCTAACGCAATGCCTGTAGCAGCTTCTGGATTAAAGGCATCATAAAGCTCTTGTACGGCCTCCCACAAATCAGCCTCACCTGGGCTAGCCAAGGCAATCAAACGTCCTAAGATGGAGCTGTCAGAGGTATCTACGACATCCCCTGGCAACACTTGGTCTTGGAATAGAGTTACAGCTAGTGCCCTATTGCTGGTGAGGATATCACTAATACGCTTAATTACCACACCGTTTTCTGTTAATCCGTAATCTGCCATCTATATCTCTCCGATGTTATACAGAAACGGTAACGGTTTGTGAAGTTCCGCTTGCTGTTCTTACTTGAAAGGAGCATGAATAGCTTCTAGCTCCTGGGTTAAATGCTGAACTGAATGATGCAATTTCAAGCACCCCAGTCTCATCTAGAATCTGTTCTCTGAGAATATTATCCACTGTAGTTTTATTAACCCCCTTACGAAGAATACGTTCAAAGTAAGGAACACCATAATCAGTGTTGATAAACCATTCAGCAAAAAACGTTCTAAGACGAATTGTTAATCTTTGCGCTACAACATCTGCTGGAAGCTTAACCACCATAGATGAAATAT